TGTTTAGAGTCGTGCCAGCCGACGGTATAGTGGGACATGATAGTTTCAACTCCACGTTACATATTATATAGTATAACCAATTAGGTAATAATACGCACTAATGTTAGTGATCCCTAACTATTTGTCGATACCAGAAATTTCTAAAGCCGCCTTTGCAATCATTGGATCATTACCACAATTCTTAATAGCTTCTCTTGTAACCTCTGGTAATTGATCTATTCTCTTCATGAATTGTGTAAAGGTTGGATTTTGTGATTCTTCCTCGTTAACCACTTCTCCTTCTGGTTGATAAGAATTAAAATGACTTCTTGAACCACCTTTTTTTAAATTTGGATCTCCTGATGTTCTTTCCGATCTTCCTAATTCTTCACCTTTCTTTATTTCTATTCTTCTTTTTGCCATGTTTCTAGCTTTCTGCATACCACCTTCTAATTCACTAGGCATTTCTTGAACCATCTCACCATCTGGTTCATAACTACTGCCTAGGTATCTTTTATATGCAGCACTGGTATCCTTATTGAATTGCTTGAATCTACCCATCTTCGCACTACCAGGCAACTCTTTGTTGATAGCGTTAACATTTTTTTGTTGACTTCTATTATATGAATCCACAGCATCCTTCGCCAACCTTATTGGATTAGGTATACCGATTTTGGGAGAACCCAAATAACCATCGCCAGGTTTTTCAGATATCACATCACCTTGTGGTTCATGGGATGCGGTCATATTTTCACGATATCTTTTTAACATATCAGGAGTCATGTTGGGATCAGTTTTTCTTCTCTTAGTATTTGGTAGTACAGTATTAATAATTTCTTTCCCTGCACCTTCAGTGACTCTTATCAAAGGTTGATTAGGTTGTGTCTCTGATGCATAGTGAACCATGACAACTGAATCTGGATATATCTTCTTAACCTGTGCCTCCACTTCCTGTCTACTTGGAAACTTGGAGCCAGGAAAAAACATTTGAAGCATGTAAGTTTTACCTCTCCATTTAAGAGAAACTCTTACAACTTGACCAATCTCATTGTATCTCTCTACCTTTTCGGTTATGTTGTTATTCATCTATCCAGATAGTAAATCCCATATTATTTATTAGTTATAAATACTGGCAGCTATATTATCGGTAAACGATGAAAAAGTATTTGCCTATATTATTACTATTATTGACAGGATCTGCAGTTCATGCAGGCGGAATAGTCACTAAACATACTGCTAGTGTACAATTGAGTGTTGATGCGGCCAGAACTGATGCTTCAAGAATTGGTTCGAGTTTTACAATTTCTGGAAGTAACATTGATACCACTGACGGAACTACAGCAGGAACTGTGTCCGCAGGAACTATCACATCAGGTGTATATTCGCCAGGCACAATCGCAGCAACTCAAGACACAGCGGGTTCAGCATTCAGCTTTAGTCAGTCATACACTCAGGCCGATGCAGTTCCAACATCTGCTCCAACAGTAGGTGCTGTAGGTAACTTATCCGATCAAACATCCTACGCAGCTGGTACAAAAGACACATTGGCTGGTACAGTCACCAGTGCGGGTGTAGTCACAGTAACTGCTGGCGGTGCTGGAACTTCAGCTATTGGTCAATATGTATCTGAAATTACAGTGATAGATTAATGATAAATGACTTCCTCGACAACTTGGCAGCACATCAATACCAAAAAATGCACCAACGTAAAGAAGAAACTTGCGATGGTTGCGGTTGTGTCTGCCCTTGCGAGTGTCCCGACTGCGATGTCTGTTCCTGTGGTGCCTAATTTTACACAGGGCTCAATGACCTCAAATACCACCACGACTACCACCGTGACAGAAACCATAAATTCGATGGATTATAATACAGGCTGGCAGTATTCGGTAACGGGCTCAGGAGTAAATGCAGATGGAAACTTAACACCGACAGGATCGGGATCTATATCTAACACTAATGTAACCTTAGATGGAGTGACTTCAACATGGAATGGATTGAATTTAGAAGAAAGACCAAACTTTACAATAGCAACGCCAGGCGCTTCCTTTCAATTTACCGAAACATATCAAGGCCCTGGCCTTTCAAATCACACAATAATACAAAGAACTACAACTATAAATTCAGTCACAGACACAACTTCAACATTTACGCAATAGCTGCGGCTTGTTTAAGTTTTATCAGTGGTGTACCAATATATGCAGAAACAGTTGGTGGTGTATCCGCAACTGCAAATCCAATAGCCAATTCATCTGGCTCAGTTACGAATCAAGCTATACAAGTTTTGCAGGGCCCATATATCACGAATACTTACGGTGGTCAAATACAGTGTCAAGGGCCTACCATGAACGTTACACCCTACATCACTGGGACGGGAAATTTTAAGCGGCCGTTTGAACACACGTTTATGGATCCAGTGTACGACATGTCAGATTTAAATGATGACGGCATATTAGACAATCCAGGCCAAATACTTTACTACGTTCCAACGAGAACAGGACAACAAGAAGTTTATAATCTATCAGCGGGTGTATCTGCAACTTGGTCAAAACCATTAGATAAAGAATTACAAAAACTTTGTAAAAAAGCAGCTAGTACACAAGTTGCATGGTTAGAACAACAAACTGCAAATAAAAGATTAGATTTTGAGATTGCAAGATTAAAAAATTGTGGCGAACTTATGAAAGCTGGTATTATGTTTCATAAAAAATCTCCATACCATGCCGTATGTGCTGATGTTGTCTTAGTAAATCCTCCAAATACTTTACCAGATCACGTTCATACAATCACTCCTAATGTTACAGTAGAGGCCAATGGGAATGCTAGTGATCTAAAAACTCTTAGTATTGGTAAATAACTATTTCTTCTTTAAAGGTGGAAGTCCTTTTTTCTGTCTATAATTATTAGTCATTTTTTCTAACCTTGATGGTTCTTTAATTTTCTTGCCTAATTTTTTCTGAATAGTAGTCCAAATCTTTTTAACTACAGGTTTAATAACTCTGATCAATAATGGTGTAGCAGCAGCACCTGCTGTGGCCACAACTGCTAAGGTAGTTACATTTGATACTTGATTTAGAGGAGGCACATATTTTTCTATTACAGTTGTTGGTTCATATAATGTCTCGCAGGTTTTACCATCCTCAAGAAGACGATGACCAACTACTCTCTCATCACCAGATTGTGTGACATCACCAACTCTCAGTTGG